TATGGGTGGCTCGGATTACGAGTAGTGGCTACGAGGACGGACGAGCAATCGCAACCGACTCGTCGGGTAACGTCCTTGTCACTGGATTCTACGGCGCTGCAGTAACACTGCAGAATGCAGACGGAACATCGGGTGCTACGCTTACACTAGCAGGTGTTCAAGACGTATATATAGCCAAATACTCGTCAGCTGGAGCTGTCATATGGGCTGCTCAGATTGGGGGTACTGGTAACGACATCGGGAAAGGAATTACAACGGATTTATCTGGAAATGTATTTGTTACTGGACAGATGGGTGCCCAAGTGACATTATACAATGCAACTTCGCAAGGCGGAGCGGGCGTTGTTACGTTAGCGTACATTGGGGGTAACGACGGGTTCATCGCTAAATACACATCAGCCGGCCTTGTAGTGTGGGGAGCTCGGTTTGCAGCGACAACTACAAGTGATGATTGGGGAAACAGCGTTGCAACTAACGCATCCGGAGATGTGTTTATTACTGGACAGTATAACAGAGGTACCTTGACGATTTACACCGGAAGTTCACAGGGCGGGGGAAGCGCTGTAACACTTCCGGGCTCGGGTGGAATTTCTGATGGTTTCATCGCTAAATATTTATCGGACGGAACATTTTCATGGGCGGCTCGGTTTGCAGGCACGCTTGACGACAGAGGATATGCAGTTGCCGTAAACGCATCGGGAGATGTATTTGTCGTAGGGTCGTATACTTCTTCACCGTTTACGATATACAATGCGACTTCGCTGGGTGGATTAGGTGCTATTACTTTAACATTGCTCGGTACTCAAACCGGTTTCATTGCTAAATATTCATCGACTGGAGCGGTGGTATGGGCAGCTCGAATTGGGTCGGACTTTGCGGAGGTCCGAGGCGTCGCAATTGACCCGTCAGGTAACGTGCTTATCACCGGAACTTACGGAACAGCAGCTACGATATACAAAGCAAATACGTTAGGTGGAGGAAGTGGTGTTTCACTAGCGGCTACATTCGGATCTGATTCTTTCACGGCTAAATACACGTCAGACGGAGCCGTGGTATGGGCGACGAGAGCTTCTGGAACCGCCACCACGGGCTACGAAAACGCAAATGCAATTGCAGTGGATCCGTCGGGAAATGTATTATCAGTAGGATACTATACGGGTTCGGCGATAACATTCTACAATAGTGGTGGAACAGCAAGTCCTGTTACATTGCCGTATGGAGGCGTATACGACACTTATGTCGTTAAATACACATCTAACGGGTTTATTACTGGACCTATTGCAGCCAACTCCAACGTCCTTGTCGACGCGACCTATCTCCCCTCCACCATGTCCCCGTTCATCAACGGGGCATCCACCACGACCCGCGCAGGCACCACATTAGCCACTACCGGGTTGTATCTGGGTGGCCCTTCCAACTACTTCAACGGAACCTTGTCGGAACTGATCATCTACGCCAGCACGTTGACGTCTGGTCAGCGTCAAGCAGTGGAGGGGTATCTGGCGGCAAAGTGGGGATTACGGCCGTCTCTAATCTCCACGCAGCCGTATAAGATCCTTCCGCCGGCAACCGCTCTTTAAGCACGCTCCGTTCCACTACGCCCGGCTAACACGCTCCACTACGTTACGCTCTTGAAACATGTATCCTCAACACATTCCCGTCAAACGAATAGGACACCGTAATCCCCGTCAACAAAGACTGGATCTTCGCAATGACCTGACCAATATCCGTTCCCAGAAGATACCAGGCATACGTTACCACATCACGCGTCACACCGTCTGAGCACACACTCAGCGGCGTGAAACTGAACGACTGCACTACATAGATCGCTGGAAAGCCCGCAGCGGCCCATGCGAATAACTGAGGACGGTATGACTCGCGTGTAGGGTTCAACAGGGGAAACAAAGTCGCACGGTCGTTAGCTTCCTGCGCAAGAACTGCTGCGTGACTCGATAGCAGTTCGTCCATCGTCGTAATCTGCGGAGCCGCAACCACGGTGGTCTCGGCTGTTGCAAACGTCGGTCCGGTAGGTCCAGTCTGCTCATCCACAGGTCCAGTCGGTCCAGTCGGTCCAGTCTGCTCATCCACAGGTCCAGTCGGTCCAGTCTGCTCATCCATAGTTCCAGTCGGTCCAGTCTGCTCATCCGCAACAGGTTCATTCGTTCCAGTAGGTCCAGTTTCGCTCATTTACTACTATCTAAGAGATAAGGATGTCGACAGGTCCGCAAGGCGTTCAGGGGATTCAAGGGCAACAGGGAATTCAGGGGATTCAAGGACCAACTGGATATCAAGGACCGCAGGGTCTGCAGGGTGCGAGAGGTGGTCATCTCGGAGATCACGGCTGGCGAGGGGTTCGGGCTTTCGTCCACCTCGACAGATGATGTAGGGATGATTGTGTATTTTGATGTGTATCTCCCAGTCTAATCACTCCCACCGAACTTCTTGTAATACTCCGCGTACGACATGGGTGGAGGACCAGACGTTGCGGCGGTCTCCGGGGCATAGCGCTGAAACAGGCGCTGACCCACCGCAGCTGTGGCCTGCTCCTCTGTGATCTCACCCTTCTCAATCTTACGCTTCATCGCCAACATCTCGAAGAACGTGGTATCCAACCGATCCTCCGAGTGCATCTGCCACAACGACGGGTAATTGAAAAAGAGGTTCTCATTCTCCGACTTGAGCTTACCCATGTACTCCTCGCGGCGCAGGTGACGCCACTTCTTCTTGGAGTGATCCATGTTGCGAACAAGAGCCTGCAACTGCGTGGCGGTGAGTTGCTCGGTATTGATATGACGCTCTGCCTCTGCGACCTGTTCAGGGGTCAGTTCAATGGGTCGCTCCGACATTATTCAGAAGAGGCATAGAATGTATAAGTGGCTGTAACGCAGTCATCAACCGCCCGCACTCGTCTTGCGTAGTCATTCCCGTCAGAATGATATTGCCGGTACGAAACACCTTCGCAATCCACTTCACATCGGGGAAGTAAATCTTCACCGCGGGATAGACTGCGGGCTCATACTCGGTACGCACACCCGACTTGCGGAGATTCGCGTACAATGTCTCGCGCGACAAACTCTTGGTCTCCGTTAACCTGGTCTTGTAATTCATCAGCACCACGCGTCGTACCTCGGTCGTCCACTCACCGGTCATGGCCTCTGGGCAGGTTGTCGTGATGTGCGACTTCAGCCGATTCATGACTGACCGATCATACCGCTCATCCAGCACGCCCGTGATATGAAACACGCCGTTCTGGAAGATCTTGACCGTAATCTCCTTCTGCTTCAACTGTCCATCACCATTGTCCAGACTGACCAAGGTGATCGAATTGTGTCCGAAGCCCGTTGTGCGCTTCGGTGGTGCTTTCTTGGCTCGTCGCTTAATGAGATCTCGCTTCGATGACCCGCGTGCAGGAACACCTTGCTTCTCAATCTTGATGATGGAGTCCGTCAATGGGAGGGACTCCAGAAGGAGGTTCGTGTTCAAACGGACGTTGACTGTGTATAGCACCACCATGGTTGTGAGTGTGGGGGGCTCCATGAGATGGCTGTAAGTGGATGACGTACATTTCGTTTTTCCACGCCTGTGAAAAGGACATGGGTTCCTTGCTCACGACGTGGCATTCGAAGGTGCGAATGACCGCCCGCATTCGAGTCTCTTCGGCGGCGTCAAGCATCCATCCCTCAAGATAGCCGAACCAGATAACGGCTGTCTTGTGATGGGTCAGAATCGCCAGGGCTGCATCGGCCAATCCCGTCATGGGTACCAGGGACAAATCGAAACAACCGGGTGGCTTTGGCGTGTTATATAGATAGACCGTCAGCATTAGATAGTTAAAGGAAGATTTGATTAAGTCACTGTGCGAGGAGCGGTCGCGCATCCGGAACAGCCGCCGGCAAAATTCACCTTGCCGCACGCGACGCAGCAGTTATTAATCGACTGACGAGCCGCGGCGATTCTGTCCTCCTTGCGGTAGTTGGGGTCTGTCGTAGCCAGGAGCGTCGACATGACCATCTTATCGCCAATCTCCATGAGCTGGTTCACGCGTGTGTTCGGCATGACCGAGTTCAGACTGGTGACCAGACGAGGTGCAAGGCAGTTCTCATTCCGAATCTGCGAAACACCCGGCGCGATCTGCTGCGCAGGTGATGTAGCCTTGGCGTTGGTCGACCGCCACATGGCGGCACTTGCACTGGAGGACGCATACGACACGTACGCCGATGCATCCTGTACCCGGTGACCACGCGCGATCGTACGGGTCGGTTCCGAGCGGGTGCTGGGAGCATTGAGTGTGTTCACGCAAGCTGTCGCAGGCAAAAACTGTTCGTAGACCACAGCGTTCGCCTGCTGGCGCTGGATCTCCGTCATCTGGCCACACGTCATCTTCGGACGAGTGTCGGTGTACTTGGGAGCCCGGAGCTGCTGACGGACAAGGTACTCGCTACACGAGGACATACTTGTTATGAGCGGAGAATGGATTTCGATGAAATCTGAACTAAAGTTCAAACTCCAGGATGCGTTAACAGGTGACGACGGCAGCACTCTCGCGTCAGCCCGAGGTCGTTGAGTGCGCGACCCTCCGCCGTGATCTTGATGTCGGTGGTGAGGTACATGATCTCCGCGTCCGGAGCACGGCCATCCTCGCGGCGATAGGTCTTGATGAGTCTCTGATACTCCTTCCACTTACCAGCGATGGGGAGATTGCATGAAAAGCAACGGATTGGAAGTGGGAAATCCATGCCTCTGTTCTTATTTGTGAAGGACAGTTCGTTTTTCGCAGACTAGAACAATGAAGGGAAAGTCTAAGGTCGTCTACCTCGTAACAGCTGCTCTTGCTGTCTTTGTTCTGTATCTCTTGATGATCCCGTCGGGCTCGGGGTTCGTAGCCACATTCGACAAGGATGTGAGCCGCTTCGGATCCGATTCTGTAGACGTCCAGCTTGCGATGGGCACCATGCCGTTCGACCCGCCGCACATGCTGTCGTCGCCTCCCCCGGCCAAGCCGCTGCTGCTCTTCCCGCCGACCGAGACGGATCTCGAAAAACTTTCAGGATCCGCGGCGAGTATGTAGCTACTAACAAATGAGTGCATTCAAAAAGTGGTTGTTGATTGTGATTGTGGCGTTAGCGCTGCTTCA